CGTGAAGAGATGATTAAAAACAATACATACATTTCTCTGTTGCCCTTAAAGCACGGAGGCAAAGACAAGCCAACCCGTGCTCGGAGCATTCAAGCCCGTCTCAGAGCACATGGCCTTAAGTTTGACAAAGAAGGTGATTGGTATCCCATCTTTGAAAACGAATGTCTTTCCTTCCCTCGTGGTAAACATGATGACCAAGTTGACGCCTTTGCGTACTTGGGACTTATGTTAGATCAGCTCATTGAAGCTCCCACAAAACAAGAAATGGAAGACGAACTCTATGCTGATGAAGTAAACACTTCAGGCAATATGGAACAAGGGCGCAACGCATACACTGGGTACTAACACATGGATGAAAATCAAACACCGTTAGCTGCAATGCTAGAAAGCATTAACATTGCTGAGTCCCTGGATGAAGCACAGCTTCGTAAAATTGGACAAGATGCTTTTGCTGGATATGACTTAGATGAACAATCTAGACAAGACTGGGTAAAGCATGTAGACGAATGGACAAAGCTAGCAAAGCAAACGGTTGAGCCTAAAACCTATCCATGGGTAGGAGCAGCAAACGTTAAATACCCTTTGCTGTCTACAGCGGCTATGCAGTTTGCAGCACGTGCCTATCCTTCCTTAGTTCCTTCTAACGGCAAAATTGTACACGCTAAACCTTTGGGCAAAGACCCAGATGGAGCTAAGACAGAAATTGCAGAAGCAGTGTCTACGTACATGTCTGTGCAACTATTGCAGGATATGTATGGCTGGGAAGAGGACATGGATAAGATGCTTATCATGCTTCCAATCCTAGGTACAATGTTTAAGAAAACCTACTGGGATAGCTTAAACGAAGAGAACTGCTCACATCTAGTAATGCCTAAAAACTTGGTTGTAAACCACTGGGCACGTAACTTGTGTGATGCAGAACGCATTTCCGAGATTATTGAGATGTCCCCACGTAAGCTCAAAGAGCGCCAGCAATCTGGTTTGTGGTTGGATCTTGATCTTGGACGTGCTCCACAACCCCTACTTAATGTGGTTGGCCCATCGGTTGTTGACGAAACAACCCCTTATACATTCATTGAACAACACACCTTCTTAGACTTAGATGACGACGGCTACAAAGAACCATACATTGTTACCTTCCACAAAGAAAGCAAAAAAGTGGTCCGTATTGTGGCTAGGTTTGATGAAACGACGATCAAACAGGGACCTGATGGAAAGATTCACAAGATTGATCCAATTCAGTATTACACTAAGTTTGGTTTCATTCCTAATCCTGATGGTGGATTCTATGATATTGGCTTTGGTGTCCTCCTTGGTCCAATCAATGAATCAGTAAACACTTTGATTAACCAATTGCTTGACTCTGGACATCTGTCCACATTGCAGTCTGGTTTTATTGGTAAAGGTTTACGCATCCGTATGGGTGACAACCGATTTACTCCTGGTGAGTGGAAAGCAGTCAACTCTACTGGTTCAGACCTTAAACAACAAATTGTTCCCCTTCCAACTAAAGAACCTAGCAATGTGCTGTTCCAGTTGATGGGCAGTTTAATTACCTCTGGTAAAGAACTAGCCTCAGTTGCTGAAATCTTTGTTGGTAAAATGCCAGGACAAAACACTCCTGCCACCACTACAATGGCTACCATTGAGCAAGGCATGAAAGTGTTTACAGCTGTGTACAAACGATTGTATCGCAGCTTGACTGAAGAGTTTTTAAAGATTGCAAGGCTTAATTATCTGTATTTGAACCCAACTACAGAAGTACAAGACCTTAACATCATGATTAATCCCCAGGACTTTGATCCCAAAGCCCACAAAATTTACCCAGGTGCTGACCCCACTGCTGTGTCGCAAACAGAAAAACTGCTCAAAGCTCAGGGTCTAATGGAATTGTTGCCTACTGGCGTGCTTGATCCTGTCAAAGTAGTACAGAGAATCTTAGATGCACAAGAACAGCCTAACTGGCAAGACCTTTTGAACCCACAAGTGGCTGAATCTGGTCAACTCCAACCACCTCCTGACCCCAAAATGCTAGAAATGCAGATGAAAGGTCAGCTTGAAGGTCAAAAAATACAAATGCAATCGCAAGCCCAGCAGCATAAAATGCAGTTGGAAGAACGTAGCAAACAAGTTCAATTGGCAATGGCCCAGCAGGAGCATGCACAAGACATGCAACACAGGCAGGACATGGCTAATATTCAGGCTGCAGAAGCCGTACACAAGCAACGCATCTTTTCTGCTACCGAACAGGCAGCATTTATACAGAAATTGATGCACGCTGATAATACACATCAGCAAAAGTTGTCTCATGCAGAATCTGCAGCGAAACAAAAGGCAAAAGAGCCATCTAAAGGAGCTAAATAAGCGTGAATAAAGCAGATTTTGTTGATTGGAAACGTCATCCTGTCACTCAGGTGATTTTCAGCCAATTAAACCAACGTATTAATGATTTACAGGCTATGCTTGGAGACAGTGCGGGTGTAAACCCAGTCCAAGACAGTCAATTTGTAGGTGCAATTAAAGCTTACAAAGATATGGTAAACATTGAGTATGAAGGTGAAGAGGAGACTCTATGATTATTCCAGTAATACATCGCATTGTCATTAAAGCAGACAAATTGGAAGAAACAGATAAAACGTTTAAGCGTGCCCGTGAAGCGGGAATTGTTATTCCAGACAATGACGACCGTAAACGCGCCCAAGCAGGTGTGGATAAAGGTGTTGTAGTGTCCATTGGACCCACAGCCTTTCGTGATTTTGGAGCTGAGTGCCCTATTAAGGTGGGAGACTACATAGCTTATGCACGATTTGCTGGGAAACACATAGAAGATCCCTACACCAATGAAGAATTTGTAGCCCTCAATGATGAGGACATCATTTCTATTTTTAGACCCGAATAAGGAGCCTAGATGGCTGAAGAAACAACTGTTGCCCCAGAAGGTAACGCCCCCGCACCTGAAGAAACCACAAAGCTATCCGCTGCAGAGCAGCAAGCAATGGAACAGGGTTGGGTCCCACAAGATGAGTGGGAAGGTGATCCAGAACAATGGCGTCCAGCCAAAGAATTCTTGGATCGAGGAGAACTCTTTAAGAAAATTGAAGATCAAAACCGCACAATTAAAGAATTTAAACGTGCCCTTGATGATCTAAAAGGCCACCACGCCAAAACCCGTGAAACGGAGTATGCGCGTGCGATACAGGCATTAAAAGCACAAAAGATTGCTGCACTAGAAGATGGTGACGCAGCCGCTGTCGTCAAACTAGACGACCAGATTGATCTTGTCAAAGATGAACAGAGTAAACTTAAACAAGCCGCATTTCAACCACAACAGGAACAACTAAATCCTGAATTTGTGAATTGGGTTGATAAAAACAAATGGTATGAAACTAGTCAACCAATGCGAGCTTATGCTGATGCTTTAGGCCGAGACCTTGCCTACAAAGGACTTGCTCCTGGTGAGGTTCTTAAAGAGGTGGAGCGACAAGTTCGCGACGAATTTCCTCAAAAATTCCGTAACGCTAACAGGGACAAACCTGGAGCGGTAGAAAGTAGTACAAATAAAGGAGTTAAGGGTAACAACGATGTTGCACTTAGCGATGATGAGCGTCGAGTGATGCAACGTTTTGTTCGAACTGGTGTTATGACTGAAAAGGAATACATGGTTGAACTTAAACGTATTAAAGGAGCTTAATTATGAGTGACATTAAAGAAGCAATTGCGAAAGCACCGAGAGGTCGTACGCAGCGTGTTCCCGTGGGTTCACGTAAGGTTTTAACTGTAGCTGGAAAAGACCCCAGTTACGAATATAGAATTATTAACGACTCGGGAGATCGAGTGCAGGAGTTTGTAGAAGCTGGTTATGAGCTAGTGGATAATGACTCTGTGAGGGTGGGAGACAAACGAGTTAACTCTGCGTCAGCAGAAGGCTCTAAAGCTCAGCTTTCCGTTGGACAAGGGCAAAAGGCATTCGTCGTACGTATCAAAAAAGAATGGTACGAAGAAGACCAAATGAAAAAACAAGCCCATGTCAATGAACTGGAAAACGCCACCAAAGCAAAAGCTCTTGATGGTACTTATGGTAAGCTCGACATCAGTCGAGGCTAACTAATTTTAAGTGCCGTTAGGAAATGTCTATTTTATTAATGGAGAATTGCTAATGGCAAGTGTATCTCGTATTAACGGGTTCCGTCCTGTTAAAACAATTACTGGCTCACCATACAATGGTCAAGCCAATTTATATTTTGTGCCTTCCTCTGACTCAACAGTCATTATGGTTGGCGACGCTGTGAAACTAGCTGGTGACGCTCGCGCTGCCACTGGTGCCCCCACAGTCACCCGTGCTGGTGCTACTGACGTTGCTGTCGGTATCGTTGTAGGCATTTTGTTCACAGGCGTTGGTGATTTGACTAACATGCCTCCAGTGACCGATTTGAATACTCCTGTATATCGTCGTGCATCTACAGATCGTTACCTCTTGGTAGCAGATGATCCTAATCTAGTGTATGAAGTTCAGTATGCAGGCACTTCTGTGGCTGCTGCTACCATTACCGCTAACGTTGGTCAGAACGGTCAGTTCACAACTACTGCTGGTAATACAGCTTCGGGTTCGTCTGGCATGCAGCTTGATAGCTCAGGATTGGCATCAACAGCCACTCTGCCTTTGAAGATTGTGGGCTTCCCCAATCGTCCCGATAACATTCCTGGTGACACGTATTTCAGCTACTATGTAAAACTTAACCAAGTTGCATATGGTACTGGTACTGGCGCTACAGGTTATTAATTAAAGGAAAGGTAGAATATGTCTATTATTAATAGCGGCTCGTTTGCCAAAGCGCTATGGCCTGGCATCAATGCTTGGTATGGCAAATCATATGACGAATATGGAACAGAATACGACAAGTTGTTCGATAAGTTTACTTCACAGAAAGCTTACGAAGAAGACGTCGGTATCTCTTCTTTTGGTCTAGGCGTTCAAAAAGCTGAAGGCGCACCTATCTCTTATGATAGCGAGCGTCAAGCTTTCATTACACGTTATCAACACGTTGTGTTTGCGTTGGGTTTCATCATCACTCGTGAAATGATGGAAGACGACCAATATGATGTCGTCGGTCAACGTAAAGCTCAAGGTTTGGCCTTCTCTATGCGCCAAACTAAAGAAGTTATTGGTGCTAACGTTTACAACCGTGCGTTTAACAACGCTTACACCTATGGTGACGGTAAAGAATTGATTAGCTCTGCTCACGTCAACCTCAAAGGCGGAACATGGTCTAATACCTTGTCTACTGCTGCTGACTTGTCAGAGGCTTCTTTAGAGCAAGCATGTATCGACATCGCTGGTTTCACCAATG